TTTTATTTTTTGATATATTCAACTCCATTAGGACCTGTTAGTTTTTCGCCAGGTTTTAAACTATTCCACTGCTTATTAAATTCTTTTTGAGTTTTAGGCTGATTCATTGCTCTAGGACCAGATCCATTGACTTGACCTTTATTTTCATTTTCATCTTCAGGCCTTTTGTCTGTTGGTTTAGTATCTAACTCTATGCCTTCTGAAGCTGCATTATCTTCTAAAGCTCTTGTTGATAAGTAATCCAACATTACATCATACTGCTGTTTATATAGTTTAAACTCTGGATCGTCTGGAGCAGGTACAGAATTTTTTCCTGCAAACCACTCTAGCGCTTCTCCTTTACTTCCAGTAAACTCATCATATCCTCTTCCTCCGTCCATTATATCTTCCCATATGCTCTCTCCTTCTTCAGCTATTAGAGCTGTGAATTGACCATCAGGAACTCCAGTTGATTTATTTTCAACACCTATCATAGCGTTTTTAAGTTGCTGTTGCTGTTCGATAGTCATTGTTGTTACTTCTACATCATTATTATTTCTATCTTTTCTAGTTTCAGGAGTAGTAAAATTAGATGTAAAACTACCTTCGTCATCTTTCATGTAGCTAGTAAATGCATCTTTTAAAGGTTCTGTTATATCGGCTTCATATACTAAATAAGGACTTTTAGGATTATCAAAAGCTTTATTGAACTCAGCAACATTCAATATAGCACCTGTATCAGGGTCTTCTAGTATTATACTATCACCGTTTTGTATGATATTTACTTTTTTACCGTTAGTGATTTTAGTTATTATTTCCATCTGCTCGACAGGTGGTCCAGTAACGCTTAACTGAGGACTGTTAGGATCTTCAGAAGCTTTAGTTATAGCGCCTGTAATAGCTTTAAACCGTGGGATAGCGGCGGCATAAGTGTTTACTTTGTTTTTTATTTTAGCAAGATCTCTTCTACCTAGTTGTTCATCAACCATAGTACCATTGTTTAAGTGACCTTGTATTGTGCTAAAATCATCTATTAACCCATGCATCATTTCATCAGAACTAGAGTCAAATTCTTTATAACCTAAATCAGTATTACTAATAGCATCGTATAAATCTTGCTGTTGATTTTTTTGACCTTTAGTAAAATCTTTTAAAGCAGTCTTTTTTGGTGTTATTGAACTAACAAGGCCTTGGGCTAAAGAAGTTATATTAGCTCTTTTTACTTTTTCTTCTCTAAGCATCTCAGCTCTGCTGGCTTCACCTGCTTTAGATATAATACCTGATAACGCATTGCTGCTATTTGGTGCTTGGGGGTTCTCGTAACTCATACTTTACTTTTTATCAATTTGCTAAATCTGCCGTTGTATAAGCGTCATAAGCATTTTCCATTTGCTGATTATACTGATCTATTTGATTAGACGCTCTGTTTATATCTGCGTTTTCTCTAGCTTCCTGTGCGTTGAAAGCAATAGTTTCTCCACTCGCTTTCATTTTAGCTAAATCTTGAGCACCTGCAGCTGCAGCCTTTTGATTAGAAGCTTCCTGCTGCTGTAGAGAGGCAGCTATACCTTTTTTACTTTGTAAAGCGGCTTGAGCTAAAGCGGTGGCTCCACCAGCACTAGCTCCAGAACTTCTCATAGCATCTAAAGTGCTAGCTAAAGCCATATCTGATTGCTCAGCTTGAAACTCAGCTGCTTTATTAGCAACACCTAAGTTAGCCATTTCGTTAGTCATACCAGCATAAGGGTTAACGATAGCTTGTCTATTCTTTAATAAGTTATCTAACTGCTGTTGTTTTATTCTTTTAGCTCTTGCAGCTTTACCTACTCTAGCATCAAGTTTAGTTTTTTCTTCAGCTCTTTGATCTTTTAAAGCATTATCTTGATTGGTATCATTACACCCCATATTATATTGTTTTAATTATTTTTTTAAGTGGATCTTTATCTACGTACCACTTTTTCTTACTTAAAGTTGATATGAAACTTTCATTATCACTTACGGTTATTATATATTTTTTACCTTTAGCTCTAGCCATTTCTTCAACAGCATCTATCATAATTATTAAAGATTTAGCTCTTTTTATTCTACTAGCTTTTTTGTCAGATATAATCCAATCAAACCATATTACGTTAGAATTGCTCCAGTATATAAAACCTGCTATTATAGGTTTATTATCTTGCTCAACAATTATACCTCCAGTACCATTATCAGGCAACATGTCTTTAGAAACTGGATCCCAACCCCAGTCTTTCCACCATTCAACCAGCATTTCATAATCTGATTCTACTATATTTCTTATATTTGATTTCATTTTATTTAATTTAATATGAAGAGATAGAGTAGCTAGATCCAGAAGACCAAAGCTCTTTAGCTCCTCCTAATTGAGTGGTAGCATCTGTTTCCACCTTTACAGTTGCAAAATAACCTTTTATACCAGTCATATCAGACCCGTAGATAACTTCTCCAGCTCTAGCGTTAGAGCTAGAAACTAAATTAGCTACATATTTGTTTTCTTTTCTATCAAATCCAGTTCTTAATTGTTGACCAGTATTAGGGTCAGAGTATAACCCTTCTTGATAACTAAGTATATTATTTGTAGTGTCTCTATTTTCTATGTAAGCTGGTGGAGCAGATGGGTTTGGATCTTGGCCTTCAAAACCAGATACAAAAGATTTAACTTCCCAACCATTGCTACCTTCGTAATTTATTGTTTTAAAATTCTTAATGGTAGAAGGTTCAGGATTAAACACAAAAGTTATATTAGAAGCAGATCTAACTCCATAAAATAAACCTCTATTATTAACAACGCTAGTATCATATTGTTGGTACAAGTCTGCATTTTGAGTAGTGTAAGTTTTATTTACTACACTAAAAAGGATATTTGGTTTAAACGTTAAAAAGCTTACCCAACCGTTTATTTGTTCATCAAAAGTAAGCGTTTGGTAGTCAGATGTGGTAGAAACTTGATTAGTTGTTTTTTGTAAAGACACAACGTAGTTTTTGTTATGTACGTCCCAACCTCCTATGATTCTACCTCTAGTTTCATAAGACAAAGAGCATGTTGTTACTATAGCAGGATCAAATAATTTAGAATAAAGAATTGTATAGTTACCTGCATTTTCAGAAACATTAGTTATATAACCACCAGTTTGACCGGATATAGTCATACCCACCGAAGGCTTAACTTGATTAGCGTTTAAATTTATAACTATAGAGCTAGTACTAGTACTACCACCGCTTACAACGGTGCTAGAGATATAATGTGATTGAAACTCATCTGATACTTCAGATAGATTATCTCTAAAATAATCTTGCATACCATACATGCTTATCTCTGTTAGACCGTCATTAGATAATCTCATTATAGAATTTCTATTTTTATCTGAAAAATACTTCCTATAGTTATATATTGCAAATGATTCTGGGTTTTTACTTATTCCATACTCACCTTTGTATGGTACAAGTTGACCTATAACTGCTGCGCCTGCTTGAGTTTGCGTACCACTCTCAGTTGTATATATAGTATCTTTATCTATTAATGCTCTATGAATTTTGTTTTCTTGAAAAACAATTAAGTTTGTATCTTCAGCATAGGTTTTTTGTATAGACCCATGTGTAGGGTCTAAAGATCTTGTTAATTCTTCACCAACAGAGAAAACATTAGTTTTATTTATACCAGTTCTTGAATTATATACACCAGAATATATCAAAGTGTTTATTCTTTTTTGTTGAAGAGGATATTCTTCATCTAAGTAAGCCCTAACGCCAATATCGGTAAAAGTATTATTATAACCACCTCTTATACGACCTTCTTCTATATAGTAATTTCTAAGACTATAATCTAGTGCTAATCCACCAGGATAAGCTATACCAGGATGTCCTTTTGGAAATCCATCTATAGAGTCAGCGTTTTCGGTTTTTAAAGACTTTAACCAATAAGAATTAAAAAAATCTATTTCTATAATTTTTGACATGTTATTTTATTTAAGAATCTGGTGATAAAGGAGGTTGTGGCGTTATTTCACTAGAACTGGCTCCATTTTCTATATCTAAATTTAATTCAGATATTAAACCACTAGTAGAAGTTTCATAAAATATACTTAAAAGTGAGTTCTTTGGCTTGACCTCTAGCACGCTAAAATTAAAAGGATCAGAAGCTGAACCACCTATTTTAATACCATCAGCTAAAAGAATAGCCGTAGGTGGATTTGTGTCAGCTTGGAAAAGACCTGCTGAAACTATAGGATTTATAGAGACATCATCACCTGTTGAATTAGTTTTAAAACCTTGTAAACCTAAATCAGTCACTTTACCTATCGCATTTACTGTTGCAAATTTAGTACCTAAATGTCTTTGAGAATTGTAACTTTTACCTTGAAACACATACTCGCCACCTGTTACTCTAGGGTATAATACAACATCACTAGTTCTAAATTGAGTTTGTTCTGGTTGAACTTCTTCAAGATCTGCAGGTATCTTATTCACGTTATCACTTATCAATGTAGTATAAAAAGACTGGTTATTTATATAATTAGAAGTAGTTGAAGAATAAGGAGGTGTTATGCTTAAAACAGCATTGGCAGGTATAGTTATCATAAATGCTACTTCAAATTGAGTCGAACTTATTAGTTTTGTTATAGCTACTGGTAGATTTCCCCCTTGAGGAACTGTGATATTGTTTCCAGTTACTAAATCTCCAACTTGAGCTCCTTTTAAATCTGCTGCATTTGTAACTGTTATTTGAGAAGTCGATATACCCGCTCCATTGTTAGACGTTACTGACAAAGGTGTTAAATTGGGCCTAGAAGATATATTAGATAAATAAGCATTATAATACTCTTGAGCTTGTTGTTTTACTACTACTTTATAAGAGTACCATCCTAATTTATTTTCAGGTCCACTTATTGTTATAGATTTATTATTACCTACTGTTATACCACTAGAAAACGTAAGAGTTTTAGTGCTTGAATTTATACCTACAATACTAACAATTGGTGTTGTATCAACTATATCACCTATAGCTATATTTGTATCTAAATCTGTTACAACAGCTGTAGTACTATCAGTAATAGCAGGGCTAACATTAGCTGTATATAAACCGCTTTTATATAGTCCAGGGTAACCAATACTGTTTTCACCTGTTGCAGTTTCTGGTATTTTTTCATTAAACAAAACTTTTAAAGAATCACCAAACCAACCTTTACCTAAAGAACCTATTGGAACACCTTTACTTTCACTATTAGTTCTTGAATAATATGGATGGTAAACTGTTGACCCATCAAAAGTCTCTGTATTTCCAGATTGTGAATATTGAAAGTTACTGATAGAAGATAATACAACGTCCGACTGTCTACCATATCTATCTGCTAAAACTATACCTACTTGATAAGTTCTGTTTTGTTTCAATGTATGATTAGGCGTTGATACTGTTGAGTATATTGTATCTGCGTGATTTACGTTATACTTAGGACTTGAACTAACACTATAGTTTATATTTTGAGGTGGTGAGTGCTTATCTAAAAAATTACCATAAACAAGTCTATTACCTACAGAAGACTGAGACATGGCTCTAATAGGCACTTTGTCAAACACTCTTATTGTTTCTGCTGGTGGTAAAGTTCTAAAAGGCTTTCTTGATTGATAAGTGTAAGTGTAGGTTGTAGTATTATTACCTGTTATAGACGTATCGGTAACAGGTATAGTTTCTAGCACTTGTATTGATAAACCGTCAGATTCTTTATATAATATATCTATTTCAGATATTTTTAGTTTATCTTGTAGTTGATTAACAACATATGGCGTTTCTATATTTAAACCAACATCATCTACTTTGTTTTCAAAAAAGCTTATTATAGTAGAAGCACCAATACCTTCTTCTTGGTTCGAGTAAGCGTCAGGCGTGTTATTAGTTGGCTCTGATAATATATATCCATCTTGTTTAGGAATAAAAGCTGGTTGAGTAAAAGGTGATATTAAAGAATATTCCCCATCATCAAACTTGAACCTATAAGCAAACCTTACAAATTTATCACTTAATAATTCTTTGTCACCGGGCCACGTATTAGTGTAATTAGGGTTAGGATATGAAAACTGTAATATATCTCCGCTAACAACACTGTTATCCCCGGTTGTTATATCAGTATCCACACTTACAGTATTAGATCCTGGTTGTTGACCAACAGTTAGCACTTTCTCGTTTATTTTACCAGGACACGTAACCAACATATTAGCTACTAAAGACTGACTAGAAGTTTGACCTGTAAAAGTAATAGTATTACCAACATTACTAGCGAATTTAGCACTCTCGCTAAATGTTATAAATTCATCAGTTCTATTTTGAGAAGTAGGATATATGAATGTAAAATCGTTTGTACCAGTTGTAAGTTGTTGAGATACGGTAAATTCACCAACTCCACTACCAGTTGTAGCGTAATTAACAGAGACAATAAAAACAGGTTTACTAGCTACTTCTGAATAAGCCGTAGGTGACAATATCTGCATTCCAGCTCTAAGAGTAGTAGGATTAGCAACTGAAGATGTACATATAACACTATTATTAGTAGTGACGCTAGACACAACCAAGGTGTCATACATGCTTGGTGATTTGTAAGGATAGTATTTAGCTACAGATATTTGATCTTCATTAGTGTAGTAATTAGTACTTATTATGGCTTTAGATACATTTATTTTTCTTGGTTGATTTCTATTATCAGTCCAAAACAATAAATCTTCTATTAAGTCTATTCCAAATACTAAATGTGTTTTTGAAAAATTTAAAAATCTACCTTGAACAATTATCTCGTTGGTGTTGTTAGTTAAATCACTCATTAATATATAGCAAGAAGAACCATAAGGCGCAGGGTTGCTTAATCTATCAATAGAAGTGTCTGTATAATTAGTAGCTATGAAAAAAACTCTATTGTTAATGTTATCATTTAAATAACCTATTATTTCTAAGTTATCTATACTTGATAGCCCAAAGTCTGACAGTATTTTATTACCTAATACATTTTCTAAAGCACCAACGTCTTCTCCTTCTGATCTACTTACGTTTACGTTTTGAGCATCTCTATATTCGCCATTAGACAACAGTCTGTCATCTAAATCTTTGTTCATTTTAGACTTAACAAAATTATTTTTTATATCAGCCATGTTTAATTTTTAATCCATTTAGATTTACCTTTAAAAACTTGAGCTATTTCGCTTATTTTTAAGTTAGACAATCTTATTTTTGCATTTCTAAGTTTAGCAGATCTTTCTTTTTTGTATCTCTGAACAATGTATTCTTGGACGTTTGATCTTGAAGATAGTATAGAATGATTAATATGAGCATATAGTGCGTCCTCGGCCATCTTAGGTACCTTAGAATCCATGTCGTAAGCTAATCCATCTGATATGTATTCTATAACTACAACCTTGTTGACTAATTCGTTGGAAAAACTAAAAGTGCCTAATCTTTCGTTTATTTGAAACCAACCGTTTTTCTGAGCATATTGAGGTTCTAAACCGTATCTTTGACCAAAGTTTAATTTCCACCAGTCATAACTATAAACATTAGTGCTGTCATTTGTTATCTGACCAGATATGTTTTCTATATTCTGAGAGTTCCATCTATCATTAGTTATAGACTGATTAGCTAAATTATTCTGACCATCAGTATTTTGAGTAGGAACACCATCTGCGTCTTGAATTGGTAATTCTGTTGGTGATGTAGTTAAATTATTTACAGGATATATTATATGCTGAACACCACCTTGATCTATCCAAGAACACCTTACGTAGTTTACATAATCTTGAGGTATAGCAACGCTTAAACTAGGAGGTATAGTTAACTCTTGAGATTTAATACTCTTTAAAGTATCATAGCTAAACTCTTGTAAACCTCTTTTAGCATGAAATATAACATCGCTTCTGCTAGCTCTAGGTATTAACTTGTCCATGCCTACATATGCTACCATGAAATTATTTACAATGTCTTTTAAGCTTATATATTCATAACTGCCATAATTAGCATTTATAGAAGCTTGATCTAGTTGAACTACTATAGTTTTTAAATCAGCAGGTGGAGCGTTAAAAGTAATAACATTACCTGTTCTACTAAAAGCAGTTGTAGGTATATTATCTATTTTAACTGTGAAGTTAGTATCGGTTAAGTCAGTGTTGAATGTGCATGTAAAATTCTGCTCTGAGCCATCACCAATAAAAGCTTGTTGTCCAGAATAATATTGTGCGTTTGTTTCGTTTATTAGTGACATATTTTATCTTTTAGTATTAGCTTCACTTTGTGCTAGCTCACTTGAGGCTGCTTGTATTATTTGAGGATCTCTTATTATAACACCAGCATATTTCAATATACTTATTATTACCTCAGTCTGTTGACTATCACTTATTTCAAAATTAACAGATCCACCACTTGGTATTACTGGAGTCAAACTAAAACCAGGTGTACCATCCCATATGTAGTTACCCAAAGTTGGATTTACACCATAAGCCCAAATAACGTCTGCTGGTTTTCTTATGTAATTGAAAGTTACGTCTGTATAAGAAAAGACTGTTGGACTTGGGAACACTGTAAGCTTGTCTTGTTGGTATTTAGCAACAGGGAAATTATTTGTAGGATGTGTTAAAGGAGATAGTTTTAATTGATTGTAATCTCTGTTACTTACTATCTCTATAGGTGGAGAATTAGTGCCTTTATTCCAAGATGCAGAACCAAACCTATGTAAGTTAGTAGGTTGATCGTAAACGTTAGAAGTTGGTGGATTAGTATTATCTGCAAACTCTGTCATTTCAAACACTTGAAACTCTTCTCTTATGTGGTCCATTCTAGAAGCGAACTCCACGTCTGTTTTAGGCATGCGTATATACTGGTTATAGTCCTCAAAGAACTTTTCAAATATCTCTAACTGAACCTGAGTAGCTATTTGGTTAAACTCATAAGGAGTTAAATATCCACGTTGTTCTTTATTAAGAATACTTAATACTGTTGTATATACCGTATTTACGTTTAATGCCATTTTAATGTTTTTAAAAAAAAAGGGTGGCGTAAACCACCCTATTATATTATCACTTGTTATTTTATTTTTTTCTCAATAGATCTATAAACTTCAAGTCCTTCGTCAGTTTTAAACCAAGCAGCTATTGCTGAATATGGATTTTCATCAAAAGGTACATTCATTAACTTTCTGTCATTGCTAGCCCATGTGAATGTTCTATTGTCACTTGAAAGTTTGATTATATTAGATTCAGTAGCTATAATAGCAAAGTTTCTAAGTTGTACATTTTCGTCATTGGCTAAATCTATAAATAAAGATGGATTTTTTCTAGCGAAAAGTAGTAAGTCTCTTTTTAACTCTTTAGAACTCATCTTACTAACTCTAGTTCCAAGTTCTACTCTTAATATAGCTTCGGCAAAATCAACGTCCATATCCATAGCCGCGTTCATAGCTATTAATTCTAGTTCTAAATCTTGCACATCATCTTTTGCCTCTTCAACTCTATCGTATTCTGCAAAAATCAAATTAGCATGAGGATGCTTGTGTAAGAACTCTTGTAAATTTCTTTTTTCTTTAGGAACCATTAAGTGGCCATTTTCAAAAACAATATGTTTTAAGGTTATTTGACCTTTCTGCTCGTCTACGAATATACTTTTTTGATTAGTAGCATATCTTAATTCTCTTTCGTAACCTACTTTTTCATCAAATGTAACTAAAGGGTATCTAGAGTTATGTCTACTAGGTAGAGTATAAGTTAGAGGATTTTTGTTTCCTAAAAGATAGTAATTTCTATCTTTATATTCCCAAGTTGGTTTTACAACTTTAGGAGCTTCAACAGTTTTTTCAACTGTTTCTACAGCTTTTGCTGCAGGTTTTTTCTTTGTTTTTTCCATAATATAATATAATATAATAATTAAAAAAGACCCCGCCTAAGCGGGATCTTATTATTGTTTTTGTTTACGATATTGTTTCTTTTTCAATATCAACACTAGTTACTAGAGTTGGTAAACCAACCTTTATAGCAGGACCAGAAGCTCCGTTAGCTAATTCAATAGCAGCGTTAACTAATCCTCTTACGTTAGGATCAGTAACAGAAGCAGTTGTAGCATATGTAACTTCGGCTCTCATGTAAATTCCAGTACCAAACACTGGTGCATAATCAATATTGATTTCAGTTGCACTAGCATCACTTACATGTATTATGTTTTCAGCAGGAAGTAAATCTACTTCACCGCTTGCTTTTAGAAATGATATATAACCCATTTTTCTTATTTTTAAATGTTAATAATTAATTAAGCTCCTTTGAATAAAACGAAGTTATTAGCAGCTTGAGTTACTAAACATCTTTCAGATAAGAAGTTTACGGTCATAGCATCTAAATCAGAAGTGTAAGCTCCACCTACTGAACCAGTAATCCAGTTTTTGAATCTTCTATCTTCAGTTTCAGAAGCTCTATATCTTACATGTAAGAATGGTCGTCTGATATTAGAACCTAACATTTGATCGTATACTGTAGAAGTTCCAGCAGGAACTAAAACACCATCAATCTCTTTGTCTAATCCTCTTGTAGATGCATCGTTTAGATATTTCCAGTCAGTTTTGTAGAAATCATAAGAACCTCTTCTAAATCCTGAAAATCCAAAGTTAAGTGCCATTTCAGCTTCGTTATCGAATAAACCATAAGAAGCAGCAGCAGTAGAAGCAAAACCTCCACCTGCCATAGCAGCAATCATATCATCAAAGTCAAGAGCAGTAGATCTTGATAAAAATAACATGTTTTCTTCAATAGCACCTTGCTTGTCTAGATTTTTAAGGATTTCATCGAAATCACCTAAAGCACCAGCACCAGGAGCAGCAGCTCCAGCAAAACCAGAATAGATATTACCTCTATCTTCGATAGCAGCAAACATACCTTGTGAACCTTCATATCCAGCATCACTCAAGTGAGTAGCAACACCGGCAGTTGTTTTAGCATCTTCACCTTCAACCATCATCATTTCAAGATAATCTTCAAAACGTAATCTAGTTTCAGACTCAGCTTTTAAATACCATAAGTATCCAGAAGTTCCGTCTTCAGTAGCAACTTCAACCCACCCAATTTGAGCAGTATCAGAACCGTTGATTTCGTAAGTATCTTTTATGATTACAGGTCTGTTAGCATATTGAGTGAAGTTTGGCTCTATAGAACCTTGCATTCCAGGAGTACCTTTTTTAAACTCAGCACCATAAACAAATATGTTTACGTTTTGTGTACCTACTAAACCAGGTGACAGTACATTACCGCCATATAAAGAACATACAATAGTAGTATCAGTTACAGATGTAACTAGCAATTTAGCTGTAACTAATCCAGTAGCTTGATCAGAGATCAATACTGTTTGGTTAGCTCTAATAGCATGCTTACTTTGGTTTGCGCCACCAAGACCTGTACCTACTAATGAAGGAGTAATAGTGAATTCTCCTACATCTCCTCCTGTACCTACTGAAATATTAGCAGCTAAACCTTTATAAGCAACATGAAGTCTATTTTGTTCAGACCAAATTACTTGATCAGAAGTCATAGGCATCTCAGCTCCTACCATTCTCAAGAAACCAGATAAAGTCCTGTTTCCGTATCTTTCTACTTCAGCTTCGTAAAGCTCAGGTAGATATTGTTGTGCGAAATCCTTTCCAGATCCAGTATTGAACTCTAGGAAATTAGTTTCTAATGCCATTTTCTTTTGCGCTGGCACTATTGACGCTGGGAAACTCCCTCCAGATAAACTCATTTATATAGTTTTTAGTTTTTATTTTTGTTTTGTTTTTATTTTCAACTTAGCACTGTCAACTCCAGAAATAGCTTTCACCTTAAATCCGTTTATAAATAAATCTTCACTGTTTTGTGGACGTGAAGCTGTTTCTATATTCTTAGATTTATTAACTATATTTTTAATTCCATCGGATTTACCTTGTTCATAAAAATGTTTAGCAATCGTGTCGGCATTTCTAGCAGCATACATAGCTTTGTGGTAACCTTCATGATCTTCTATTCTGCCTTGTTCGTCTAGGAACTTCCCTACGAATTTTGCTAGATCAGATTGTTGATCAATCACCTCTTCAGTATTATTGATATTATATTTAAATTTATTATCTCCTAAGTTAAACTCAAAACCTTTGAAATCCTTAGTAAAATAATCTTTAGTTCTATCAACGAACTGTTTATGCTTGTCTGCTTTTAGTTTTTGGTTTTCGTTGTATCTATTGAAAAAGTCAGTGGCTTTTTGTTGTTCCTGAGTTACGCCCGGTCTCAACTTGATCTCGTCGTAGTATTTACTCTTGGTTTCTTCCAAAAAGCTTTTGGCTTTAGCAATTTCTTCTTTGAAGGCAAGTTTCTTTTTCTTTATATCTCGCTCTTCATCCAAATCTTCATCAATTTTAAAATTATCTTCCATTATAAAAGATATTTCCTCATGATCAAGATGTGGTTTAGTATTTTTATAGTATTCTCTTAACAAAGAGTCATCGTCAACTTTAGAATAATCTGTGTTTAACCTCACATAATCATCTATGTTACCACCTGTTTCTTCCATGAATGAAACTAGTTTTTCGATGTTTTCAGGTAATGTTTTCCCTGTAACCTGTTCGTCTCTAACAGCTTCTTTGTATTCTTTAGTTATTTCTTTAACCTCTTCTTTTACTTCTTCAGTATCTTTGACTTCTTCAATAATTTTTATTTCTTCTTCCTCAACAGTAGGTTTTTCTACTTTTTCTTCGGATAGATCTATTTTTGTTATAGCTTCTTCTACAACTTCTTTAGGTTTACTTAAATCTATTTTAACTGAAGGCTCTTTGTTGGTTAACTTTTTAGGTGCTTTTTTTATTTTAAACTCACCTTGAGTTAACTCGCCACCAGCTGTTTCTTTTATTTCTTCTGACATAATATAATATAATAATTAATAATTATGATAATATACCTTGTGGTATAGAATCATCTGATTGGTCACCTGTAGAAAAATCTATAGGTGGTAAATTCAAATTTCTTTGATTTATCATTTCACTTTGTTGAGTTCCCTCAATTTTAGTTCTTTTGTCTTTTCTATCTTCAATTAACTCTTCTTTAGTAGCTAATCTATCGATCTCCATCTGCTTTAACTGCTTATCAAATTCAAACTGAGCTTGCATTAGCTCTCTTTTTATTTGACCTTCTTGTCTAGCTTTATTTATATCAAACTCAGATTTACCTTTTTCTATCTGTAAAGTTGTCTCAGCTAAAGCTTGTTGTTTTTGCATTTCAGCTAAAGCAGATCTTTCTGAAGCTTCTGCATTTGCATCTGCTTGTGCTTTAATATTTGCTTGAGACGCGGCTTGATCTTGTTCTGCTTTTTTACGTCTTTTAATTTTAAGAACTTGATTAGCTAACTTGAGATTTCTTATATCTCTTATTTCTATAGCATCTTCTAAGTTTATAGATTGAGACTGTAAAGCTATCTGTATATTCTTTTCAAGCATTTGTTTCTCTTCTTCGTCTGGTACCATCTCCAGGTATATACCAAACTCAAACATATTTAATCTATACATGTCTTCTAAAGTTCCTACATTGTAAGCACTTATGCTAGATCTTAAAGCTTCTTTAGTTAAAGGGTATTCTAATGCATCAGATATTCTTAAACATACATTCTCGCAGGTTCTAGCTGATAAGTAAAGAGCTGCTTGAATAATATGCTTAGTAGCTGTATTTGAATTAGCTGCTGCTAACTTTTGTAAACCAACTAGAGAATCAGAGTTAGGAACACTACCGTCTCTAGCTTCATTTAAGCCAGTAACGTCTCTTATCATCTGTAAGTAATATTGATAAGTTTGTATTAAGCTTTGCATTTTAGCTCCACCAGATCCAGTTTGTAATTCCTGTATTGGCACTCTACCAGAGTTCATACCACCATCTTGGTTCATTGACCTACCTAATATACTACCAGTTTGAAAATACATATTTAATGCTTCTGCTGGATTATAATTAGTTCCATTACCTAAGTCTACTTCTGCTAATCCATCTACGTCCAAGTAAACGCCGTCAGGAACTGTTCTAGCTAAGACCTGTTGTAGTTTTAAATGCGTTAACTGTATCATGTCAGCAAAACCAGTCATTCTACCTACTAAAGACTCTATACGACCTTTATACATTTTAGGAGCACAGATATTGTAACTCATGTTTACTTTTACTAAGTTAGAATCAGGTCTAGTCATATTTCTAGATAATTCCCACTTAAGCATCATCTCATGACCTAGTATTTTAGCACCTGAATAAAGCACTTCAATAGATCTTGAAACTCTGTCAAAGTTATCGTTTTCAGGTGGATTAAAAGTATCGTTCTTTTGTAAAGCTTTTTCTAATCCAGTAGCTGTTTCTTTTATTTTAAAAACTTGATCGTGATAGGTTTTGTATTCAAAGTATAATACAGCTATACTATTACCATCATTTCTACCATTGAATTGGTAATTGTAACTTTTACTACCTGGATATTGTTGTATTGTTTCTAGTTCTTCTTCTGTTAAGTGTGGAAACTCTTTTTTAATCTCACTTAAACTAATATATTTGACCTCTCCTACATACCATATATCTTGAAAGTTAGGATCTTGAGTATATGAATAAACTAAGTTAGCAGGATCTACGTATTCAATAGTAACGCCTTCTGATAAATTAAAATTAGTTTTAACAGCACCAATACCTAGTACTACTAAATCTTCAGACATTCTTCTTTTTGTTAAATCATACTTGTTAAATTCAAGCGTATTATTAATTGCTTCTTCTTCTGCTATCTCTATAGACTGCTTGTAAGATAACTGCATATGTACATCTAACTCTTCTTTGCTTTGTGGAAGATCTTCAGGATTAGAAGTAGAATACATGTCCATGCCAGTGACATCTTTTATCTGATTTATTAATTCTTGAGCCTGCATGTCTCTCATTATTATCTCAGCATATCTAGTTCTTTGCTTTAATGATGCGGGATCTTGTGCAAAAGCTTTGACTTCGTAAAGTTTACTATCCATCCCATTAACAACGATATCTACAAATTTAGGTATAATAGGAACTGGCTTCCAGTCTAAATTAAGGTATGATAAATCTCCATTAATAGCTAATTCGTCTTTGTATTTTTGAACGGATTGTTCACCTCTAGCATACAGTCTTAAGTTTCTAAAATTATTGTAATTAGTGTTGTACCTTCCTGATGATCCAGATCTAGTGCCACTAAACCAATCACCCTCGATTGCTCTACCGACTTGTCTACCGTATTCAATAGAAGCTTTTACCTCCTCAGGTACCACCTGATCAGGGAAAGAACTGCCGTTATAAGTCTTTATTTGCATTTATTTGTTGATTTTAGAAATAATATCATCGTTATTGTATTTTTTTATACCTAGATCTACTTTACCTTTAATTATGTTTGGATTAGGTCTGTACTTGTTTTTATTACAAGCCATAATAGCTAAACCAGAACTTATTGACGCATCGTGTTTTGTTCTGTTGTTTATGTCAAATCTAGCCCAATCTTCTAATGTTTTTTGAAAATACATATCACCAGTTTTTTCTTCCGAATATCCGACATTTTCTTCTATGTAACTTTCTATAGCAGCAGCGTGTGCTTGCTTAATATCTTCACTTGAATTAGGTATACCACCTATTTCTTTTTCAGCTGTTGAAAGCTTATTCCATATTTTATCAGGACGATTCAT